TCACTTTGTGATCATAAATGGTGATAGACCTGAAAAGGCTTTACTCACTATGAAATCTACTCAATTAAAACAGAGTAGGGGATGGAATTCATTGATGGAAAATGAATTTGAGATCAATCCAAAAACTAAAAAAGCTGTACCAGCACCAATTTTTTCTAGGGTGTATAAATTACAATCTGTAGAAAATTCTGGCAACTTTACTTGGCATGGATACAAAGTATCATTGCTAGGAAAAGTAGAGAATGCTGGCATTTACCAAATGGCTAAAGATTTTCATAACTCATTGAAAAAGTCCAGTCAGCAAAGAGCTGACGCTTCTTCAGGAGAAGGGGAATCTAACTACTAATTTCTCGTAAGAGGAATGTGGGCGGTCTAGGGAGACTGAAGCCGCCCATAAAAAAGACATACTTATGTAGTAAGGGATCATTATGGTAAATGAATTTATAAAACTTTTTTCTGGTTACAATGGAAATTTTGGTATTGCGGACATGTCTAGTGCAAAACTGGACTCCGAAAAAAATAAATTAAAACCTGATTACGAATGGTCGGGCAGATATATCACTGACGAAGATTACAAAAATCACATAGAAGGAAAAATATCTATAGGAATACAGCCGTGTAAATTAGATAAAACGGCACAATTTGGATGTATTGATGTTGATCCAAAAAATTACAAAGAATTTAGAATAGAATCATACTTAGCTTTGTTTCAACAATATAAACTACCTTTACTACCTCTTTTATCTAAAAGTGGTGGTCTTCATTGTTATCTTTTTCTTGAAGAACCAATTCCAACAATAGATTTAATTGAGGCTTTAAAATCTTTTCTACTTCCTCTTGGGTTGGATCCCGATACGGAGATTTTTCCTAAGCAGAAAGAACTAAAGGAAGATGACAAA